CGTCTCGCATGCCTATGGCAAGCGAACGCGTCGCCAGATCCGTCTGGACTTCCAGAAGATTGCTGCAGACCCTCTTACTTCTGCAAACAGCCGGTTTACCGGTTCTGTTTACTTGGTAATGGATGCACCAATCGTCGGCTATACAGTTGCCGAGCTTCAGTCAATTTCTGCAGGTTTTCTTGCAGCATTGACCCCGGCTCAGCTTCTGAAGCTCTATGGAGGTGAGAACTAACAGTGATTCCAACCGACTTTGTCGTGCTGGGTATTCTCTGTTTGTTCCTGATTGCCGTCGCCCCCGGATTTTTCCGAGGGCGGCGCGGGAGTCGTCACTGACGATTTCCAATTAACGGTACAGCTATAGCTTTGGATCAACTAACTCTATAAGGAGCAGTGGATGAAAAGCCTAAATGTACTCTTTCGAACTATCCTCAATGAAATTGGGGATAGATGTTGCACTAGTACCACTCTCGATCTCAAAAAGATCGAGAGTCGTATTGAAACTGAGGGGATATCGTTTTTAACGATAACCCTGGCGAACTATGGTAAGGACTTCGAAAAAAGTCTTGACCAAGGATTCGTCGACCGTTCATCCTTTCAGGGCTTTGCCTTTAAAGGAGGTCTCCCCCAACTATTTGGAGGTTTCCTAGGTCTCATTTTCGATATGAGTACTGGTCGATTATTGGATAATCCCTCCATCGATGCCATTCGAGGCTTGCGTCAGATAACTCTGATGTGGGCTAAGATTAAAGTTGATTGCACTGAAGTGCGTCAACAAAAGGCACTCGATGGTTTTATCCAATGTGAGCAGGATATTAAATCCTTCGATCAACTATTTCCAGCGCATCAAAACGCTTTTAATAGAATCGGAGCCATGCTCTATGCCAATTTGTTTTCCAATATAGACCTTGCGGTCTATAACGAAGAACTGTTGCCAAAGCATGGTCCTGGAGCGACTGCTGACAAGATTAAGGGTAACCTTAAGTACCTGCAGCGTACGTGGACCAGGAGGCTCGATGAAATTATGCCTATGTCTAGGTATGTATTTCATTCGTATGCAGCTTTTATGACTGCATCCGAGTCGATTAATATCCTCGAACCCGGGCAAGAGTTACCTGTAAAGGTGACTCTCGTTCCTAAATCGCTCAAAACACCTAGAATCATTGCTATAGAGCCA